GGTCCTATGGTATTTTCTATTTCTGTCGGTAGGGGTGGTTCCTATGTTAACAAACTTGTTAACTTCTCTAAGGAATATGGTAGCTTATGTGATAGGGATTATAAATTAAGCAGAACTGGAAAATCATTGGATACTATTTATGAATTGCTTCCTAAAGACCCTTCAAAGAAGTCTAAGGAAGTTGCAGCAGTCACTCTGGAAACCCTTCCTTCTTTACAGGACTATATTATGGGTAAGAATATTTCAATGCACCCAGAAGATGGTATTGATGAAGAAGTTGTTAAGGATGATGACGGAGTATTTTAAGTAAATAAATTAATACTAGTGTCCGAATTTTCTTGTAGGTCTAGAATCCTACAGGGTTAAGAAACTATCGGGGGTTCAGTATATAGATAAAAGCTGATGTATCACCGCAAAGGCGTAAACACACCGAGCTAGTATAATAAAAAAGGAGGAAAAATGGATAAAAACGTTGCTAAGTTAAACACTTTTAAACTACATCCACGCTATAAACATGTTAAATATGATGATGGCGTATCTGCAACAATTTGTATTCTAGAAACAGAAGACAAAATTGCTGTAGCTCAGGGTGTATCTTTATGTTCTGTTAGAGATAACTTTAACAAATCTGAAGGAAGAACAATTTCTCTTGGTAGAGCAATTTCAGCTTTTGAACATAAAGATAATTTATACCCAATTAAAAGAAATGTAATTTGTGCAAATGATGCAGCTTTTAAAGCTTTGTATCTAGGGAGTAAGTAATGGCAAAAGTAGGAGCAAAGATAGGAATGACCCTTAAACTACCGGGAGGGTCACAATATGAGTTTTTAAGGCCGGAAATTTATATTGATGATATTGATACTGAAGGTGATGTAAAAAAGCAGTTGAAAAATGCTGTAGAAGGATTGGATGAGACTTGGGGTACTGTCATAGAACAGGTTGAAGGAAAGCTTAAACAAGTAATGACACAGGTAGATGCCCAATATCAATTAACTATTAATAGGAAACTACAGGCATTTGAGAAAAAGATTAGAGAATTAGAAGAAGAAATAGGAAAGAAGAAAGAATAAAATGAGTAAAATAGATTTAACACAGGCATTAACAGCACCAGATGTGGTTGCTATAGATTTTGAAACACCTACTTTAGAGTGGTGGCATGAACGTGCTGTTACGCTTGGAATCTATTCTCCAACATTTGAGGGTTTTATTAGTCTTCAAGAGTATGATGATGAAACCCTTTCTTCTTTCTTTAAAGATTTCTGTAAAAATCGTTCATTTATTGGTCATAATATTAAATTTGATTTTCATTATTTAGAAAGATGGGTAGATATAGAACCAATTGAGTTTAGTGATACTATTTTATTAGCTCAATTAAATAAAGAGAATGAGAGCCATAGACTTGAAGACTTAAGTATAAGATATATAGGTAAAGATGCTTGTATTAAGAAAAAGCGGGTAGATGAATATCTATGGAAGACTTTTAGAAAGAAACATGGTGTATCTTGGGAAAAAGTACCAATACACTTACTTGGGGATAGATGTATAGAGGATGCAAAGAATACATATAAGTTATTTAAACTATTTAGGTCTAAAGTTTATAATACAGATATATACAAACTTGAAAAAGACCTTGTAAAGATACTTATTCGTATGGAAGATAAAGGTATTTGTATTGATAAAGATTATTTGGAACAGTTAGGTAAGAATTTAGAGTTAGAAATTAAAACCTATGTAGATAAATATTCAGATATTAATCTTAATTCTACAAAACAGCTTTCAAAATGGTTATTTAAAGATCTAAAACTCCCAGTTTCTATGTATACTGCTAAAGGTGCCCCATCAACAAAAACAGAAGCTTTAATGCTTATTAATGCTGATGAAACGAGAGATTTAATTAATTTTAGGAAGATAGATAAGTTAAATAGTTCATTTGTAGTCAATTTAATTCCAAAAATTGATGTAAATGGTCGTATTCATACAGATTTTAAACAAGTAGGAACAGAAACAGGACGTTTTAGTTGTAGTACTCCTAATTTACAACAAATGCCGGGTAAGAGTCCAATAATTCGTAAGGCATTTTATGGAAATAATAAGTTATGGTCATTTGATTTTAGTCAGATGGAAGCTATTTTATATGCTGTTTATAATAATGAGACCTCTATTCTTAAATCTTTGGATGAAGGAAAGGATGTTTATCAAATTATGGCAGCTAAAATATATAAAGTAGATTATGATAAAGTAGAAAAGAAGATGAGAGATAATACTAAGACTATCTTTCTTGGTGTTATGTATGGAATGGGAAAGGATAAGTTTGAAAGCAAGACAAAGACATCTTTTAGTGACATTCCTAGATATTTTAATAAAATACCTTTGCAACGTAAGTTGAATAAACAGGTACAAGAGCTAGGTTATGTAGAGACTATGTATGGTAGACGTAGACACTTACTTCCTAATGAGGCTTATAAGGCAATTAATACAATAATTCAAGGAAGTGGTGCAGATATCATAAAACAGGCAATGGTCAAAATTGACCCAATAGTCAAGGCTAAAAAACAGATGTTATTAACAGTTCATGACGAATTGGTTTTTGAAGACCTGTCAATGGAACAGGCAAAAGAAATAACTAATGTAATGACTGGTTTTAATCCAAGATTAAAAATTAGTATTGGTGTATCAAAGAATTGGTGGGATTGTAAAAATAGTGTAAAATCGGAGGAATTTTTTAAATGTCAAGAGAAGAATTAGAAGAAATCTTAGAAAATAGTAAGAAATCAGTAAAAGGATATATGGCGTTTGGAGATGACGCCAATTTTAGAGTAGAAAAAGTACCTTTTGGTATACCTGTATTAGATAAGATACTGAATGGTGGATTAGCTAGGAAGAGATTATCCATCTTTACTGGTTTATTTTCTACTTGTAAAAGCTTTTTATCACAAAAAGCAATAGCATCAGTTCAGAATATAGGTGGTTCAGCAGTTTATATTGACCCAGAGAAGAGATTTGACCCAGAATGGTTTGAAAAAACTGGCGTAAATGTAAAAGACTTGCTTGTTCTTCATCCTACATATGGAGAGGATGCTTTAGACTGTTTAATGACTTTCTTGGAACAGAAGGTTGATATCATAGTTATTGATTCTTTAGCCGCTTTACTTCCTATGGACGAAGGCGAAGAAGAAATGGAACAGAAATTTATGGGGTTACAGGCTCGTATGCTTAATAAAGCATGGAGAAAGATGACCCCTCTTAATACAAATTCAATTGTGCTTGCTACAAATCAAATGAGGATGGATATTGGTAATCCTTATAATACTGGAGTACAGGAAAAGCTCCCCGGTGGAATGGGTCAAACATATACAGCTAGTCTTATACTACAAACACGTAGAAGAGGCTGGCTTCTTGAGAAAAATGGCAAGATGATAGAGGGGAAACCTGATGGAAAAGACTCTAAGAATGTTAGCAAAGTAGGTTTTATAATTGAAGCCTTTATTCAGAAGTGTAATTATGCTCCTCCTTTTACATCTTGTCATATTCCATTTAATTTTTATAAAGGAACCCTTGATAATATAGCTTCAATAATTGACTTAGCGGTAGATTGTGGTATAATTAAACAGAAAGGTCCGTGGTATGTATATGGGGATAAGAAGATTATGGGTAGATTGGCTGTTTGTGATTATTTTGAATCAGAACCGGAAGAATTTGAAAAGGTAAAAGAAGAGGTATTAAGTGCCTGATAAATTCTTTACAGGAAAACAATTAACTATTGAAAAATGGATTAATGAATGTGGTTTTAGAACGGAATTAGAAGTCACTTTTGGTAGATATTGTGTGGATATTTATATTTCAGAGGACTTAAACTGGGTTGTTGAAGTAGATGGCCCAACTCATTATAAGAAAAAAGATGATAAAAGAGACAAAGTATTAATGGAAGAATATGGAATAGAAAATATAATACATGTAAAAGTAAATATAAATGAGGAGAATTTTAAAAATATGTTTGTAAATGCAGTTAAGACTTATGATGAGGAAAATAATGCATAAAGGATTAAGTGATATTATTAATGCTAGAAACACAAAACACTGGTTAGAGGATGCTCTTGATAAGTTTCTAACAAAAATTGAAAAAGAAGATAGGTCAGGAGATAGTTTTCATCCTTCTTCTGCTGGAAAGTGCCCTAGAAGCATCCAATTAAGTATGAATGGTCTAATGCCTGACAATATTATTGAACCAAAAGACCAGAGAATATTTGATAATGGGCATGCAATGCATTTTCGTTATAGTAAATATTTTGAGAAAATGGGCCTATTAGAAAAGAATGAGGCTGAAGTATTCTTTGAATCTGATGGAGTAGTAATTAAAGGCCATGCAGACGATATTATTAAAGATTCTTTTGGGGTTTTACATTTAATGGAGCTTAAGTCAATTAATTCTAGGCGTTTTAATGAACTTTGGCTTGAAAATAGACCTCTTGAAGAGAATTTCTTACAATGGAACGTATATTCTCACTGTTTAGATATACCTATTGGTGAGATTTTATATGAAAATAAAGATGACCAAATGCTTAAGATTTTCTCAGTAAAATATGATCCTTTTAAATTTAATGAGCAATTTGAAATATTTAAAATGATACATAAATATAATGAAGAAGGTTTAATAATTCCAGCACCAAAATGTGATAATAAATATTGCCCAGCAAAAGATATATGTAAAGAAATAGAAAAGAAGGAGAAAATAAAATGACAATAGAAAATGCAGTAAAAAATATAGAAACAAGATTAAAGACATTTCCTTTACCTACAAAACCCTCTACTTTTGGTAAGGAGTATACTTTTCCAGAAGATGTGTCAAATCTAGCTTCTCAAGACCTAGGAAAATGGTTATTTAAGCTAGGGGGTTGGAAAGGTTATACTATTTCTACTCTTGCCCGTGAAGGAAGTGAGTACTCTGTTTT